GTACATGGTGTCTTTTCGATTACCTTTTTTATCTTGGCAATTCCACCAGGTTCGAGTAAGTTGTCACAGTCTAGGCACAATATCCAATCTCCTGTAGCTCTACTAATTGAGTTATTCCTGGCATCTGAAAAATCATCTATCCAAACATAGTCTTCACTTACTTTATCGGTATATTTCTTTGCAATCTCTACCGTCTTATCGGTACAACCATTGGTAACTACAACAATCTCATCTGCATCCTTTATCGTCTCTAGCATGTCTCCAATCATCACTTCTTCGTTCTTGGCAATTATGCAACAAGACAGTCTCATTCCATATTGTATCAAAAGACAGACTTCCAGACATCACCGATGTTTTGCCATACGTGGGTTACTGGCTTCCAAACATCGCCGATATTGATTTGTAACCCAGAAACTGATTTCCAAGTGTCACCAATATTAATTTGCATATTAGTACCAGAAGCAGGAATAACATTAAAATTATCAATGGTAAATGTTCCTGGTGATGCTATAACATTGTCCTCATAGGTAACAACCCATGCCTTACAACTTGTTACCGCCCATGGATTTGCTGTACTTCCCATGTTTGTCCAATTAGTTCCATCAGTAGACCAGTCGCCATAAATAGTTCCAGATAGTTCTCTAATTCTCCAATAAACATGAGTTGAAGAACTGTAAGCAACGCTACTTCCCAGTTGGGTGTAAGTATTAGCCACAATCTTATTCAAACTTAAATAACCACCATAAACATCGAATCTTATTCTATTGTTCCCATCAGGACCGACAAATAAAAAGGAGGACATATTTCCGCTACAGACACTTATTACTTTTATTGAAACCTGACTACCTGTTAAGTCATAATTTTCAATACTATAAAGTTGGTTTTCGTCACCACCAGTACTAGCTTGAGGAGTAAGAACCATTTGTTGTCCAGTTTCAACAGTAGTTCCTGTCCCTGCATTATAAGTTCCCCATTTGGCGGTATTTATTGAATTGTCATTAAAATCATCAGTTAGTGAACCTATTAATGGGGTGTCATAAGATAATTCTGCTCTACCGATTGCACCTTTTCCACCTGCACGATTAGTTGAAGCGGCTCTCCATCCACCTCCACCTCCACCTCCTGCTGTTGAACCTGCTGCACCTGCACCTGCGGTAGTACGACCAGCTCCGCCATTTCCACCTGATAAAGTTTTACCTGCACCAGCTGTCGTTGTAGATGCGTTACCACCAACCCCAGTCGTACCTGCTCCACCTCCACCTGCACCTGAAGATGTAGTTCCATTACTATTTGCACCATTTCCACCTGCATATGCTGTATCACCTGTAGATGATGTGGTACTTCCTGTTCCAGCCGTACCAGCCGTACCAGGGTTTCCTCCTTCTGCTACAACGGTAGTTGTATCAAATGTAGATGGATTTCCATGAGCGCCATTATCTGATGCTGCTGAAGTAGTGGCAGCCACCACATATCCATAGGTAGTACCAGAAGTAACCGCCACTGTCGATTGAACAAAAGCACCACCAGAACCACCTGCTCCTGTCCCTTGAGCTGTTTTACCTTCTCCACCACCACCTCCACCCCACAATTTAACTACAACTGAACTTACCCCAGGTGGACATATCCAGTTATACGACCCAGCCGCAGTTTGGATAATTGTTGTGGTAGACATTTACGGTGTATAAGTTATATAAATCGAACCTTCAGTTGTTGTCGATGCTGTTGGGGCTGCACCTGTTCCATAGGAAACATTCACTACTTGGTCAGTGGAAGCCGTACCATGGTCACTAGCTTCCATTGAGTCACCTGCAGTAGTTGTGGTAAGGATTGTCCCTGTTCTAGTTAAATAACTTGTCCCTGTAGTTCCAGTCGCGCCGGTGGCTCCAGTTGCTCCAGTAGGGCCGGTTGGGCCAGTTGCTCCATTTGTGCCTGCAGTCCCCGTAGCGCCTGTCGGACCCGTAGGTCCAGTAGTTCCTACTCCCGTAGCACCTGTAGGTCCGGTGCCTCCAGTAGGGCCGGTTGGGCCTGCCCCTGTTGCTCCGGTAGGGCCTGTATTACCAGTATCTCCCTTAGGTCCAGTAGCGCCAGTTTGACCGGTAGCGCCTTGTGGTCCCGTGGGACCTGTAGTTCCATTAGTTCCTGCGGTACCCGTGGCTCCAGTTGGGCCGGTTGCGCCTGTAGGTCCGGTAGCACCGGTAGGACCAGTTGCACCTGTGACTCCTTTATCTCCCGATGGGGTAAAGTTAAACATATGATCATTTCCGTTTACTACATTACCGGCATCACCTTGACTTATGAATGTTACGTTTATCAGAAAATATCCTGTTTTTTCGGTAATTCCCGTTAATTGGAACAACCAAAAGTCATAAACACCATATCCATGTTGGGCAGAGATTTTCAAAATACCTTTATTTGTACTTGTTGAACTACCAAAAGTTCTTAAATAAGCCTGTATGTCATGTAATTGTGCATCAAGATCATCAATATAGATTTCAGTTACTGATGATGTCGTTGCGTTATTAGTCTTAAAAGAACCGTTGCCAGGATCACTATCTGAATAGTTTGTATTTACATAGGCGGATGATATTCCATTTGAAACTCCTTCTACTCCATCTGGTCCTATATCTCCTTGATTTCCTGTTGCTCCTGTCGGACCGGTAGGACCTGTTGCACCTGTAGAACCTATACTTCCTGTCGCTCCAGCAGTTCCTGTTGGGCCAGTAGGTCCTTGTGAACCAGTAGCTCCGGCAATTCCTACTCCTGTCGGACCGGTGGCTCCTGTGGCTCCTGTTGCTCCTGTCAGACCTTGATTACCAGTATCACCTTTCGGTCCAGTAGCTCCAGTCGGACCTGCACTACCAGTGATTCCATTATTGCCAGTATCGCCTTTAGGACCAGTCGGACCTTGAGGTCCGGTTGCTCCACTAGTTCCCGTTGCCCCTGCACCTCCGGTAGCACCCGTTGGGCCTGTACTCCCATTAGTTCCAGTCGCTCCAGTCGGCCCTGTAGCGCCAGTGGGGCCTGTACCACCCGTGACTCCAGTTGAACCTGTCGCCCCTGTTGCTCCTGTTGCTCCCGTAGGTCCTTGTGGGCCTGTGGCTCCATTTGAACCGGTATCACCTTTGTCTCCTTTACTGCCCGTTGCCCCTGTTGGTCCGGTAGGTCCAGTGGCTCCTGTCCCAGTTGCTCCGGTAGTACCTGTTGCCCCGGTGGTTCCAGTTGGTCCAGTAGGGCCTGTTGCACCAGCAGGTCCAGTAGCGCCAGTTGTACCTGCTCCCGTGGGGCCTGTACTACCTGTAGGGCCAGTTGGTCCAGTACTACCATTTGTACCCGCTGTTCCGGTAGCCCCCGTAGGTCCGGTTGGACCGGTAGCTCCTGTCGGGCCTGTTGCCCCTGTTCCTGTAGCACCTGTGGGTCCGGTGGCACCAGAAGGAGCTGCCGGTAAAAACAAATCCCAATAAGAACTGTAATTAATGCCTACTCCCGGTTCATCATCTGCTGTTGAAGTATGGTCATTACTACAAAGCCATAAAGCTCCACCATGCGTAACTATACGTGTTACAAGTCCAGCACCATAAAAATTACCAAGTCCCCACTCAAAATCATAACCATAACCATAACCATCTGCTCCTGTAGCACCAGTTGCTCCCGTAGGTCCTGTAGCACCAGTTGCTCCCGTAGGTCCTGTAGCACCAGTTGCTCCCGTAGGTCCTGTTGCACCAGTTGAACCGTTACTCCCATTATTGCCAGTATCGCCTTTAGGACCAGTCGGACCTGTAGTGCCAACACCTGTAGCTCCCGTTGGTCCAGTTGCTCCAGTGGGTCCAGTTGGCCCCGTTACTCCTGCACCAGTGGCTCCTGTCGGACCTGTAGGACCGGTGGGACCTGTCGCTCCATTTGATCCCGTATCTCCCTTACCACCCGTTGGCCCGGTAGGACCTGTAGGTCCTGAACCATTAGCACCGGTTGCACCCGTAGGTCCAGTCGGTCCGGTAGCGCCAGTTGCTCCAACTCCCGTCGGCCCAGTTGGCCCAGTTGCTCCTGTTGTACCTGAACCAGTTGCCCCCGTCGGCCCGGTGGCTCCGTTACTTCCCGAAGTACCAGTTGGACCTGTGGGACCTGTCGACCCGGTTGCACCAGTATTTCCTTTATTAGCTAACACCCCCCAAGTAGCAGTTACTGTTGGAGCTGTACCAACTGCTCCGGCTGCATATTTAACATACGAAGAACCACTAGAATCAACCTGATCCCCAATATTGTAAGTCGCACCTGCATCATAAGCACCTTTGGGAACTAGACCACCGAGAATATTTACTATCTGTAATGGGTCTATTAGTTTAACAAGTTGAAAACTCATAGTTTAATCCATGCACTTTCAGTGGCAGTGGTGGCTGAAATAGTAATGGTTTGTTGATAGACATCCAGGCCAATAGTTTCTGTAATAACGATTGATGATGGATCTGAATAATCATATTCGGTAGAAGGATTTAGATTTGTTGAATCCGTCGGAATAGTTTCTTTAAATGTAACTGGTATCGATTCATTTCCAGTCTTGTTACCAACATCAGCCCAACTATTCTCTGTATTATTTTTTCGTACCTGTAGTCTTACTTGATCTGCCATCTTACATTTGGCCGGATAAAACTTTAGCTGTTACCGCTTGAAACTCTTTGCTTTCTAGCGATTTAGCATCAACCGGTTCTTTACCTAAAATTTTAATTGAATTGATTTGGAAATCACCTTCCATCATCTGTTGGTCGTGTTTATCGTCTAGACCCATCGCCTTACCACTTCTCTTAGCCACCAATTCTAATTTTAAGACTACATAACGTGTACCACCAACCTCCATCGCGGGTAGATCCGGAAAGTCCTCTTGTCTTAAACCATTTATAGAAGGTAGTTGACGGCTCATTGTTGCCATTGGCATATCGTAATTCATCATTTATGTATATAAAAAATAAAAAGCCCACACCAATAAAGGCATAGGCTTCGGTTTTTCCGATAACTAATTAATTATACTATTTTTAGAGTTCTATTTCCTGCTCCGAATCAACTAGTTCACTGATTGTCGGTTTTATCCTAACAATTATCCCATTTACTTTCTGGACCATGACATCAGCATAGGCATATTTCCTTAACTTATAGATTAAAACTGCCTCAGTCTTAGTTATTGTTACTATTACTTTCTTTTCTTTCTCAAATGGTTTGAAATCATTGGTAGGGGTCATAATTTGTTTCGGTCCTTGTAGAAACATTTGAATAAGCTAAATTAATTATATCCTGAAAAGATACAGCAAAGTATCTAAATGAATCAGCACCGTGCGAGGACCAGTCATGTTCCGGATGTGATTTAAAAATCTGGTTATCCTCATCCCATTCTTTGTGATAACTGTTTAAACAATCCAAACCCTTCTCACAATTAGTCTTATCAAACCAACATCGGTTTAAAATATTCCTGACTGCCTGTATTCCATCTTCAATTGGAATACTATGTACCACTTTAAAATTAATTCCCAAACTCTTGGCTACTTCCAATCTACTCTTGCCGGTCCCTAACTCCCTCACGTTTATGTCATGTGGTGCGAAGTGATCCCCATAAATATAGTTTTTCTTTGATAATTCCTGAATATAGTAATTTATGCCCTCACCAGAGCCGCTGAGATAATCGATAAAATGTATTTCCCTACCAACTACCTGATAAAACCAGATTGTCATAGAGTCATCTATACCTAAATCCCAGGCCGTATTAACCTTGGCATTCATGTCATAGGGAACAGAAGTTATCCTTGTTGGATTACTATTAATTGCTTCTGTCATCTGGCTGCCATAATAAGAACCTTGGATTGGTACTTCAAACGAACACATATATTCCTGTTCGTACAAGGCTCCCGTTGAATCTTTCCTCAACATCTCTACCCTTTCCTGCTCCAATGCCATTAATGACAATGCCTGGGTATCTTCCACCGTTGATACTTTAGAGTACCAAACATCCGGATAGGCTCTGGCTGTCTGTAACGTAGTAAACCCATGGTTCTTACCTCGCGGAGTA